ACGCAATAGATGGTGTTTCTTACTAAAAACATATATTATATAAACATAGTGATTTTATGTAACAATGCCTAAGCTACACCGAAAAAGAAGCATATTAGCAAAAGCGGAATCTAGTTATGGTAGTGACCCTACACCAACTGGTTCTGCCAACTATGTACAGGTAATTGATTTAAATATAGAACCAGTAATTTCTGATGAAGTATCTAGAGATTTGATAAGGCCATATATGGGTAATTATGAAGTATTACTTGCAAATACAAGAGTAAATGTAACCTTTGATGTAGAAATGGCAGGTAGTGGAAGTGCAGGGCAAAGTCCAAAATATGGAGCAATATTAAAAGCGTGTGGACTATCAGAAACAGTTGTTAGTTCTACATCAGTTACCTACGCACCTGTTACAACACCTTCAGACAGCGTTACCTTATTTGTTAATTATGATGGTGTAAGGCATAAGGTTACAGGTTGTAGAGGTACGTTTAGTATGAATTGTGAAGTTAATTCAATACCACGCATTTCTTTTTCTTTAACTGGTATTTTTAACGCCCCAACTGATACTGCTTTACCAACTGTAACAGTTAGCAATCAGGCATCACCATTAATATTTAAGAATGGAAGTACATCAAGTTTTGCTATTTATGGTTTTGCCGCTGCTTTACAATCTTGGAATTTAGATTTTAATAATGAAGTTGTATATAGAGAATTAGTAGGTGGTACAAAAGAAGTTTTAATAACAGATAGGAGACCATCAGGAACAGCAGTTGTAGAAGCTGTAGCATTATCAGCCCATAACTTTTTTACAGACGCAACTGGTTCTTCAACTGGTACAAATACATGGCTTCATGGAACTGTTGCAGGTAACAAAGTAACTGTATCTTGTCCACAATCTGATTTAGGACAACCTACATATGAAGAGTCAGATGGTGTTACAATGTTAAGCCTTCCATTTTATGCAACACCTACTGCATCAGCTAATAATGAATTTCAACTTGTATTTACCTAAATTAGGGTATACCCTAGTAAGTAGTTACTAGATTTTTATGCCTTTTGTTTTAGATCAAAGTCCATCATATAAATGGAAAGTAGAAGTAAACGTAAATAAAGATGGAACTGTACATACAGAAGTTTTTACTGCATTATTTAAAAATATTACACAATCTAGATTTAAGGAAATGATAAAAATGGTAGAAGATAAACAAATAGATGATATTGATGTTACAAAAGAAATATTAGTAGGTTGGGAAGATATGGAAGCTGCAGATGGTACACAGGTTGAATTTAATAAATCTAACCTGCATAAGTTATGTGAGGTAAGAGGTTTCGCAACTGCTGTAGGTTTTGCATTTATGGAATCAAATCAACAGATTTTTGAAAAAAACTAATAGAGGCAGGTGAATATTGGGTTGCTGGTTCAACTGTCGTAGATAAAACAGCAGAAGATGATTTAGTTTTAGGTATAACTACAGAAAACAATAAAAAAGATAATAATTTTTATGTATTAGAACAAAACTGGCAAACTGTAGAAATGTTTTTACGTTGTCAAACACAATGGCGTGTAGGAATGAGTGGAATTATTGGATTAGACTATACATCTGTTTTAGAAATGATTAAACTGTATAATAAGGATAATCATACTGCTATGCTAGAAAGCCTACAAATTATGGAAGCATCAGTATTAAAAGCATTAAGTAAGGAAAAATAATATGGCAAAGTTTGATTTAGTAGTAGCAGCAAAAACTGTAGGGGCAGGTTCTATAAAACGTCTTGGTAACTCTATGCAGGGTGTATCAGGAAGGGTCAAAAATTTAAGGTTAGCAATGGGAGGATTAAATAAAACCTTTGCTACTTTTGGTTTATTAATATCAGGTGGTGCTTTTGTAGGGCTTGTAAAAGGTGCAATTGATAGTGCTGATAGTTTTGGTAAGATGGCAGATCAAACAGGTATAGCAGCTAATACACTACAGGCATATGTAAACGCAGGTAAATTAGCAGGTGTTAGCCAGGAAACTATAGATAAAGGATTAAGAAGATTAGCACAATCTATGAGGGAAGCAGATCAAGGTGTTGCTACATATTCAGATAGTTTTAATGCATTAGGTATATCTGTTAGAGATACTGATGGTAATTTTAAAACAAGTGAACAAGTACTTGGAGAAGTAGCAGATAAATTTGCAACAATGGAAAATGGTGCAACAAAAGCTGCACTAGCTATGGAAATATTTGGTAGATCAGGAGCTAGTTTAATAAATTTACTAAATGGTGGTGCAGCATCATTAACAGAATTTAATTATGAGGTATCTGAAAATTTTGCACAAAATGCTGAATTTTTCAACGATCAGATAGCAGTTTTAGCAATAAGATTTGATGGATTTAGAAAACAATTAGCAGATTTTTTATTACCAACTTTAAATTCAGTTGTAAAAGTATTTAGTGGTTTGTTTAGTTCAGAAAATGATTTTTCAGGATTTTTTAATGCGTTAAAAATTGGTATTACTGGTATATCTGTAGTAGCCTTAGCAACTGTAAAATTATTTGATGAATTTACTAGAGTAGCAAAGAAGGCAGTAAATTTTGTATCTGGCATATTTAATAAATTATTTGAGGGTCTTGGAAAAATATTTAGAGGTTTTGTAAATATGATTAACAAAGAATTTAACAGAATTGAAGCTAGAAAAATAGCCAATATTGAATTTGAAGCAAAACTAGAAGAAGCAAGAGGTTCAAGAAGTAGTGTTAATAGAGTTATGAAAGAAAGAAAGGCTTTTGAAAATGAAGTATTTAAAAGATTACAAGAAGAAGATGCAGCTATAGGTACTGTTGATTTATTAAAACCAATAACAGATAAATTTAAATCAAGTGCTGGTGATTTACTAAATAATATATTTGGAGAAGATTATATACAAGGTTTTGCAGATAGGCTTGGTGTAAGTATCGAACAATTTAATGCATTGCTTGAAAATACAAAAGCACCTGATAGTTATTTAAATAATCTAAAAACAAAGTCAGACGAGGCTGGTGAATCTTTTACAAAAACATTTGGTGCGGACATGAAAGGTAAACTTACTGGATTTGTTGAAAGTATAAAAACAGTAGGTGAAGCAATGGGTGATGTTGTAATTAAAGGCATAAAAGGTATGGAAGATGCACTTGTTGATTTTGTAATGACAGGCAAATTAAATTTTAAAAATTTAGCTAATTCAATTATTAGAGATATGGCACGTATTGCAATACAACAATCAATTACAAAACCATTAGGTAATTTTCTAGGTGGTTTATTTGGTGGTGGTAGTGCAAAAGGTAATGTATTTAATCAACAAGGATTGGTAGAAGCATATGCAAAAGGTGGTGTAGTAAATAAACCTACATATTTTGCAATGGGTGGTTCTGGTAAATTTGGAATTATGGGTGAAGGTGGTATGCCAGAAGCAATTTTACCTCTCAAGCGTGGTAAATCAGGTAATTTAGGAGTAGAAGTATCTGGTGGTGGTGGTAGTAATATTGTTGTTAATGTTGATGCATCAGGTTCAAATGTAGAAAGCGACAGTACAAATAGCCAGCAATTAGGTAGATTAATAGGAGCAGCAGTACAATCAGAATTAATTAAAGAAAAACGACCTGGAGGTTTATTAGGTTAATGGCTGAAACATTCCCATCTATAGAGCCTTCTTATGGGTTAACAAAAAACATAAATCCTAATGTAAATGCAACAAGATTTCAAGATGGTTACGAACATGTTATAAAATTTGGTTTAAATATAAATCCTAGAGTTTATAATTTACAATTTAAAAATATAACTGAAGCGGAAAGTGACACTATAGAGACTTTTCTTGATGCTCGTATTACAGATGGTGATTACTTTAATTGGAAAGCACCTGACGAACCAACAACAAGTAAATATCGTGCATTACCTAGAACAAAAACTATACCTTACCCAAATCGTGCAACTATTAATGTAACTTTTAGAGAAGTTTTTGAACCCTAATGACTAGCCCTGTATCTGAACTACAGAAACCTAATCCTAGTAGCATTATAGAGCTTTTTCAACTTGAATTGATTACTGCTATTCATGGTACAAATACAAAATATTATTTTCATAATGGTGTAAGTACAAATGAAAACTCTGATGTAATTTTTGCTGGTAATCAATATACAAGGATGCCAATAGAAGCAACAGGATTTGATTTTACTTCTAAAACATTACCTCGACCTCGTTTATCAATTTCTAATATTTTAGGAACATTTACAACCTTAATATTAACTTTGCCACAAGGATTAGAAGGGGCAAAAGTGACTCGTATTAGAACTTTAAGTAGATACATTGATAATATTAATTTCACAGGTGGAGATATTTTGTTAGAAGATGGTAATTTTTTACTGCAAGAAAATAGTAGTGTTATTGATATGGAATCAGGGATAAATCCATTTGGTACTCCTGATCCTACAGCTACATTTTCTACTCAAGTATTTTCAATAGACAGAAAAATTGCAGAAAATAGAAATGGAATTGAATTTGAACTAAGTGCTAACTTTGATCTTGATGGAGTGCGTTTACCAAAACGTCAGGTATTACCAGCAGATTTTCCTGGTGTTGGATCGTTTTTTGCATAATGTGGCAAGATAAAGCACTAGAACACGCATTACAGGAAGAACCAAGAGAGTCTTGTGGTTTATTAACTGTCAAGAAAGGCAAGAAAATATATCATCCCTGTAAAAATTTAGCTTTTGATCCTACAGATCAATTTATTATTGATGCAGATGATTGGGTAAAAGTTGAAGATGATGGTGGAGAAATAATTGCTGTAGTTCATAGTCATCCAACTACAAGTGCAAAACCAAGTGAAGCAGATAGAGTTGCTTGTGAAAAGTCAAATTTAAAATGGTGGATTGTACAACCACAGTTAAATGATTGGCAATATTGTGAACCCTGTGGTTATAAAGCACCTTTGATTGGTAGACAATGGGTATGGGGTCTTACTGACTGCTGGAGTTTATGCAGAGATTGGTATAAAGAAGAGTTAGGAATAGAACTTATTGATTGGATCAGACCAAATAATCCAGAAGATTTTATAAAAAATCCAATGTTTGTAGATTGTTTTGCAAAAACAGGATTTAAAGAATTACATGCAGAAGAAGATTTAAAATATGGAGATTTATTATTAATGTCAATTAGTAGTAGCGGATTAAATCATATTGGTGTTTACTTAGGGCAGCAGACAGTTTTACATCATTTACAAAATAGATTATCTAGTCGTGATTTATTAGATGAATGGTTGCTAAAATGTATAGGTAAAAGGATTCGTTATGCTAAGAAAAGTTAAGCTATACGGAGAACTTGCAAAGTTTTTAGGTCAGAAGACTCTTGAAGCTGAAGTTCATAGTGCTGCACAGGCTATAAGATTTTTAGTTGTTAACTTTCCGCAGTTAGAAGCACATATGGCAGATAGATATTACAAGGTATCAGTTGGTGATTGGGAAATAAAGGAAGAAGAAATACATTATCCAAACGGTCAGGAAGATATAAAGATTGTTCCTATTGTTGGAGGAGAAGGAGGTAGGGGAACTGGTAGATTTTTACTAGGTGCTGCTGTTATTGGACTAGGATTTGCTGTAGGTGGTGGGGTATTTGGATCAGCATTAGCAAAAAATTTAGGTGCAATTAGTTTTGCAAAAAATATTGGTATAGCGTTAGCATTGGGAGGACTTTCGCAAATGCTTACACCTGTTGAAAATATTAAAGAAGAAGAACAAGATCCAAGAAGATCTTTCAATTTTAGTGGCATACAAAATACGTCAAGGGCTGGTGTTCCTGTACCTGTGATTTATGGACAAACTATAGTTGGATCAATCGTAGTCTCAGCGAATATTGAGAACGAACAGGTAGAAGTATGAAGATTATCGGTTCTGGTGGAAATGGAAAAGGTGGTGGAGGCGGTGGTGGCACTCCACATGAAGATAAAGATAATTTAGATTCTAAATCCTTTGCCAGAGTTCTTGACCTAATTGGAGAAGGAGAAATTGGTGGTCTTGTTGATGGTGCTAAGTCTATATTTTTTAACAACACACCATTACAAGCTGCTGATGGTTCGTTTAATTTTAAAGATGTAGCATTTGAAACCAGAACTGGAACATCAAGTCAAACTGTTATACCAGTAACAAGAAATGTAGCTGTAACAAAAACTGTTGCTCAAGCTGGTACTGCTATCCTTGCTGGTACTTCTGGTCGTGTTGTTCAAATAACTGATTCAGATGTTGATGCAGTTTCTATACAAATAACTGTACCTGCTTTACAAAAATTTAGTGATGAAGGGGATATTTTTGGTACTACTGTTGAATTAGCAATACAAGTACAATATAGTGGTGGAGGTTATCAAACTGTTTTATCTGGTAATAGTGGAACAATATCTGGTAGAACACCTGATCCATATGTAAGAGATTATCTTGTAAATCTTAGTGGTGCTTTTCCTGTTAATATTAAAGTAAAACGAATAACAGCAGATAGCACTTCATCAAAACTACAAAATGATATTCAATTCAACAGTTATGTAGAAATTAAATATGACCAAAGGAGTTATCCAAATAGTGCATTAATAGGCTTAAAAGTGGATGCAGAACAATTTACATCAATTCCATCTCGTAAATATTTAGTAAAAGGTATAAAAGTAAAGATTCCACATAATGCAACTGTCAATGCTGATGGGAGCTTATCTTATGCAGGGACATTTAATGGAACGCTAGGTGCTGCACAATATACAAACGATCCAGCTTGGTGTTTATATGATCTCATTACTTCTTCTAGATATGGGCTAGGTGCTCATGTTAATGAAACTGATATAGATAAATTTAGTTTTTATGCAGCTTCAGTTTATTGTTCACAGCAAGTAGATGATGGTACAGGAACAGGTGCTACAGAACCTCGTTTTTCCTGCAATGTAAACATAAATAATCAACAGGAAGCATATAACGTAATAAACCAGATGTCATCTGTATTTAGAGCAATGCCATATTACGAAGCTGGCAGTTTAACTATTACACAAGACTCACCAAAAGATTCAAGTTATTTATTTACACTTGCAAATGTATTAGAACCTGGATTTACTTATTCAAACGTAAGTCAAAGACAAAGACCTACAGTTGTAGTTGCAAAATATTTAGATCTAGATTTAAGAGATATAAATTATGTTGAAGAAATTGATACCGCAAACCAAGCAAGATACGGCTCAGTTGTTCGTAACATTAATGCTTTTGCCTGTACATCAAGAGGTCAGGCTGCTCGATTAGCGAAATGGTTACTCTACATGAGCAATGTAGAGAGAAGTGTTGTGACATTTACTACTTCTGTTGATGCTGGAGCAGTTGTAAGACCAGGCCAGATTATTGAGATAGCTGACCCTGTTCGTAGTGGAGAAAGAAGAGGTGGTCGTATTGTTTCAGCAACTACTAATTCTGTAACAGTAGATGATGCTACTGGTCTAGCTGTTGAAGGTGGATCTACTTTAAGTGTTGTTTTACCTGATGGCACAGTAGAACAAGTAACTGTTTCTGGTATAACAAATAAAGTTTTTAGCCTTGGTCAACATTTTTCTGTTGCACCAAATCCTAATAGTGTTTGGATATATGAAACAAATAGTATTCTTACATCTACTTGGAGAGTACTAGAAGTACAAGAACAGGACAGAACTAATTATGTTGTTACCGCCAGTGAATATAATTCTGGTAAATATAATCATATTGAAAGTGGTATTGCTTTACGAGTAAGAGATGTAACTAATTTAGATATACCTCCAACCGCACCATCAAATGTAAGTGCTGTAGAAGTTATTTATGAAAATACAGGTATTGCAAGAGTAAAAATTATCGTTAGTTGGACTAGCACTTCAGATACACATTACATTCGTTATAGATTAGAGAATGGAAACTTTGTATCAAGAACTGTAGATAATTCAAAAAGCTATGAAATTTTAGATACTATTGCTGGTAATTATCAGATAGAAGTTTATAGTGTCAGTTCCTCTGGTTTACGATCTTCAACCTTTAATACACCTCAGAGTCCATTCTTTGTAGCAAATGGTAAGACTGCTCCTCCATCTAATGTTAGCGGTGTAAGTTTATTACCGATTGATGAAACGAGTGCAATATTAAGCTGGAATCGTGCCACAGAGCTTGACGTATTGCTGGGTGGAAAGACCCTGATCAGACATTCCAGTAAAACAACAGGTGCTCAATGGAAAGATGCACAAAATATAGTTGTGGCTGCTGCTGGAAACCAAACACAAAAAATTGTGCCTTTACTAGCTGGAACGTATTTAATCAAATTTGAAGATGATGGTGGAAGAGAAAGTCCTGCACCTGGTTCAAATGATAGTGATTGGAATAACACTAGAGTCACAACAAACCTACCAGCACCATCTGAAAGACTTCTAGTTGGATCAATTGATGAACATACTGCAAACTTTACAGGTAACAAACCCGTAGATAGTAATGGAAACAAAACTGTTTATGATTCTTCTTTAGATGCTTTAAAATTAGCTATTTCAAATAATGCAGTAAATACCTCAGGAGAGTATGAATTTGCTAATTCAATAGATTTAACACAACCTTATGATGTTAATTTAAGAAAAGTTTTAGAAGCCTCAAGTTTTAACTTAAATAATTTATGGGATGATAGAACAGATTTAATTGATGCTTGGGGTTATATAGATCAAGTTGGTGGTTTAACTGAAGCTACAAAATGTAATGCTGCTGTTTATGTAAGAGCAACTAATGATGACCCCTCTGGTTCTCCTACTTGGAGTGGTTATAAAGAATTTAGTAATGTATTAATTACAGGTAGAGCATTTCAATTTAAAGCAATATTAACAAGTAATGACACTAACCAAAATATAGCTGTCACTCAATTAGGTGCTAAATTAGAATTACAGGGAAGAACAGAATCTATCTCGACTCCAATTACTACTGGATCGTCACAATATACTGTATCTTTCACAAATCCATTTAAAAATACACCGACTGTAGTAGTGACTCCAACAACTCAACAATCTGGAGATTTCCACGAACTTGCTAATATTAGTAGGACAGGATTTCAAGTGACATTTAAAAATGCTAGTTCAGCAGTCGCAAGATCATTCGTATGGGCTGCATCAGGTTTTGGTAAGGAGGTCACATAATGAGTAATACGTCAGATTATAATTTAGCTAACCAAGTTGGTTCTAGTTTTAGAACTGAATTAAATGTTGCTTTAGGAGATATTCAATCCTTAAATAGTGGTTCGTCAGAACCTACAACTACTGTTGCTTATAAAATATGGGTAGATACTTCAACAAATGTATTAAAAATTAGAAATAGTTCTAATGATGGTTGGCTAACTCTAGGTGATCTTACAGATGCAAATAATCTTGGACTTGCAACAAAAGCATCACCCACTTTAACAGGAGATGTTACGCTTTCTACTGGCAGTCTGATAATGAGTGGTACTGGTAAAAAATTAAAATTACCTGTTGCTACGACAACAGAAAGAAATCAGTTAACAGCAGCTACAGGTGATATATTATTTAACTCAAGTACAACATCATTTCAAGGATATAACGGATCAGTATGGGGAGAACTTGCTTCTGGTGTACCAGTAGGAACAATTCTTACTCACGCAGCTAATACACCACCATCAGGATTTTTAGAATGTAACGGTAGTGCTATTAGTAGATCAACATATGCAACATTATTTTCTACCATATCAACAACATTTGGTGTAGGAGATGGATCGTCAACCTTTGCCTTACCTGATTTAAGAGGTCAATTTGTTAGAGGTTGGGCTAATACTGGGAGTACAGATGCAAGTAGAGTTTTTGGATCGTCACAAACAGACCAAAACAAAAATCACACACATACAACAGATTCTCAAACTTTAACTGGTAGTGTTAGTCATTTATCTGCATCATTAGCTCAAAACCCTGGTTCAGCAAGTGGTGTATTTTCTAAAGGTTCGGCAGCAAGTGCGGTAGGCGCACCATCTGGAGGATCTGGTTCTGCTGCTGCTTTAGGGTTTGATGGTACGCACTCTCATACAATTTCTAGTAGTGGTGGCGGTACTGAAGCAAGACCTACAAACATTGCTTTAATGTACATAATCAAGTTCTAATTATGACAAATAAAAAGATAACCGAATTTACAGAGCTTACCGCACCAGCGAGTACTGATGTTCTGCCTATTATTGATGCGAGTGATACAAGTAATAAAAAGATAAGTTATGCAAATTTACTAAGTAAAGCACCAGATGGATCTACTTCTGCTCCTTCTTTTAGTTTTAATTCAGATACTAATACAGGAATAAGTGGTGGATCAGATACTTTAACTTTCAGTACTGCTGGTGTTGGCAGAATGTCTATAAGTTCTGCTGGTCTTGTTAATATTCCTGGTGATCTGACAGTAGGCGGTACGACCACTACCATAAATACAAGTAATCTTGATGTCGAGGATAAAAATATTACTATCGGTAAGGTATCAACTCCTACTGATACAACTGCTGATGGAGGTGGATTAACCCTAAAGGGAGCTACAGATAAGACATTTAACTGGATAGATGCTACAGATTCTTGGACAAGTAGTGAACACCTTTCTGTTTCTGCTCAAAAAGAAATTAGATATTTAGATTCTGATTCATCACATTATGTAGGTTTTAAATCTCCAGCTACAGTTGCATCAAATGTTGTCTGGACATTACCTTCTGCTGATTCATCAGTGAGTGGTTATGTCTTAGCTAGTAATGCTTCTGGTGTTCTTAGTTGGGTAGCACCAGGTCAAAATGCAGATCCTAATTTTACAGGAAGTTTAACTCTTACTGATGATGGCAATATAAGAGGATTTGCTTCTACTCATGCTACATATACTGGATCTGTAAAAACTTTTACTGTTACTGTTGCAAGTAAAACAGCAGCACATAGATATAACGGAAGTGGTTCTGGTAATGGATATGTAATAGATGGTAAACAAGCACCATTTCTAACCTTTACACCAGGTAGGACTTATAAATTTGATTTATCTGATAATAGTAATTCTGGTCATCCTCTACGTTTTTATCTTGAGTCAAATAAAACTACAGCTTATACAACAAACGTAACTGTTAATGGAACAGCAGGGCAAAGTGGTGCTTATGTTCAGATTGTCATAGGAGATACCACTCCAATGGTTATCCATTATCAATGCTCAAGTCATTCCTTGATGGGTAATGCGATCCAAACAAACTCAGCTACAGCTACAGGAACTTTGTTATCTAGCTTGAGTGTCAGTGGAAATATGGATGTTACTGGTACGTTTACTGTCAGTGACAATATCTTGATGACAGGTACAGGTGCTATTGATGTTGCTTCTGGTACGACTGCTCAAAGACCAGGATCTCCCTCTGCTGGTATGTTCAGATTCAATAGTCAGACAACAGAGTTCGAGGGTTATGACGGTAGCGCTTGGGGTGAGATTGGTGGAGCAGCAGCTACAGGTACAGCAGATTTATTAGATATTGCATCTTCTTCTGGAACGGGTGGAGGTTCAGCTACATTTAACGGATCTGCTTATAGATTTAAGTTAGTAACGAAGGGAACAAGTACAGCAGTAACACCAAGTAATGCTGAAATCTTACGAGTCTCAATTAATGGTGTGATGCAACAACCCAATGATGGGTCTGGACAGGGTGATATGACAGATGGGTATGTTGTTAGTGGTACTGACATTATCTTTGACTCTGCTCCTCCCAGTGGTGCAACATATTTCATTGTTAATATGGGAGTTCAAATAGCTATAGGCAACGCAACAACTAATACTATTGCTGATGAAAGTTCTGATACTACCTGTTTTCCATTGTTTGCTACTGCTGCAACAGGAGACTTGGGATTAAAGTCAGGATCTAATCTAACATTTAACTCTGCTACAGGAACATTAGGTGCGACTGTGTTTAGTGGATCGGGTGCAAGTTTAACTAATTTACCTTCTTCTGCACTTACTGGTGCATTACCAGCTATAGATGGATCTGCATTAACTGGAGTTTCGTCACAAAAAGCAGATGGTTGCGTGACAGAAAACTCGTTAACAATTTCAAATAATTATACTATGACCACAAACAAGTCAGGAATAAGTGCAGGGGATATAATAGTAGCAAGTGGAGTAACAGTTACCATTCCGTCAGGTTCACGTTATGTTATTGTCTAGGGGGTAAATTATGCCAATAGTATTAAACGGATCAGGAACAGTAACAGGAATAAGCGTAGGTGGATTGCCTGATGGAATAATACAAAGTGCTGACTTAGCTAGTGGAGTTGGTGGTAAAATTCTTCAATGTAAATATGCAATAAAAAACGACACTTCAAGTGCAACAGGTACAACTCACACAGAAATATCAAGTGATTTTCGTTTAACACTAACTCCAGCATCAGCTTCTAATCTAATAGAAATTGAATTTAATGTTCAACATGGTATGTCAGGTGCAGAAATTCCAATTTTTAGAATATATAAAAGTTCTTCAACTGATATGTCTAGTCCTAGTTTTATCCAGACACCATCTTCAGTTGCTAGTTATTATGATGGTAATGCAACTATTTATACAGTTGCAAGATTTTCTATGTACACAACAATAAAAGTTTTAGAACTTGCTGGTAATACAAATGCAAGAACTTATAGTCCTTTTTGGGCGAGAACAGGAGGAACATCTTATCTTAATGGTTATAACTCAGCTTATAATTATCGAGGAACTTCAAATATAACAGTTAAGGAGATAGCAGTATGAGTCAGATCAAGTTATTACATAGCGGTGGAAATGGAGTTATATTAGCTGCACCAAGTTCTAACCCTGCATCTGATCGTACCCTTACCTTACCTGGTGATGCTGATGGAACGATAGCTACAACTGCAACTGCTGGTAAAATTTTGCAAGTTGTACAAACAGTTAAAACAGATCAGTTTACTAGCACAGCTTATGCTTATACAGATGTTACTGGAATGTCTGTAAGCATCACACCAGCATCAGCATCAAACAAAATATTAATTAATTTTGAGCTACAAGTTGGTGGTACAGCAAATAACTATGCTTCTTTTAGGTTACTTAGAGATTCAACACATATAGGAGTACCTACT